GACTTAGTAGAAACATACTGAGCACCAGCAGTAACGGTACCAACAACAGAATTGTAAGCATCAGTCCGAGCAGAAATGGAACCACCAGCATCAGTATTCAAACCCTTAATAGAAGTACCATCAGTAAGGCCTAAAGAGCGACCAGTACCAAAAACAGGAGCAGAAGTACCAAGAGGAATAGAAACAGCATTACCACCTTTTTGAGGCCAAGGCAAAGCAGAAGTAAAATAGTCATGACGCTTACCACGGCGTTTTAAAACATAATTCGTGGAAGGACTAGCATCAGGACCATCACCTTTATCAACAACAATAGAATCTTGAAGGTTTTCATCACGAAACCACTGATTCCAAATCAAATTATAGGCTCGGACGGGTAATGCACTGTGACTGACTGTATTACCAGCGCCAACTTGACCCACCGTAGGGAGACCCAAATAGTCCTGCAACGAACCAACAGCATAGCCTCCAACAGGGGATACTTGTTGAGGGATAGAGTAGGAAATACTATCGGAAGGATTATCTTGCTCCCCCATAAACTTAACCCAATTCGTCCAAACCAAACGGTTAGGTACAAAGAAAAAATGGGTGTCAATATGCAGGTTATCCATAACCGGAAAAATCGGAGTTGCGAGACGCCCAAAGAGCGTAGCTTTAACATTAAACGTATCCCCGGGCAAAACCTCCTCACACATAATAGGAACTAACTGACCAGAATCAAACGCAGTTTTCAATGTCTTTTGCATTGAAAAACGTGAACGAGGAACATCGGACTTAGGAACCATCGAAAAACTATGCGATGAAGCAGACTGATTATGAAACATAAAAACTCCAAATTAAAAAAAAAGCACCCCCGAAGGGGTGCAAAGGGTCAGACTGCGGCAACTGCGGTCTGAATTACATCTTTTGCACGAACCAGTACAACGGGCTGATCTTCCATAGCAAAAGTACCTGCATTGTCATCAAAAGTGCCAAGCAAATAAAGATCAAAATCATCAGGATGCTTATTCAACTGATTATCAACAGCAGAACGATTAACCTCATCAGTAAAATCACGGACAGCAACATTACGATGAGGAACAAAAAAAGGACGGTTAAAAACATCGGCAGCGCGATCTTTAACGGAAACTACAAATTGCAACATATTAAACCCTTATAAAACACGTTTTGATTGAGATAGACGAGAGTCAGTAACTTTCTGTCTAGCTATTTTTCGAATTGGCTGATTTTCAAACATTAAACGCTCCGCTTCCATATCAGCACGAACAGAAGAACGAAACTGCATATCTAACGACAAGTCATGACCAAGCTCCTTTAACATAGTTTTGTAATACCTAGGGACGGGAGCCCTAGAACCTTGAGCAGTAACGACAGAACCAGTCGGAAATACGTCCGACATAAAAAACTCTCGAAACCACGATTTACCAATCCCTTTACTCATAAGCATAAATTCAGGATTTGGCATAACAATCTCGCCATCATCTAAAACAGCAAGAGGCATGGGAGAAGCATTAGGACCTTTGATTTTCTTCATAATGTAACGAGCAATATATGCGGCGCTTTCAAAATTCAGAGTACCTATAAGGTGATTACCGAGAGGAGTGCCAAATCGGTCGGACCAATTCCTAGCGACTCGATCAGATATGTAAGTCCGGTCACCACAAGCAGCGCGACCAAAAAGCACACGATCAAAATCAAAATCCACTCCAAACAAAGCAATATGAAAGTGAGGGCGTCGGGTTTTTTCACCATATTCTCCAGAGGCAACGTAACGAAATTTTAAACCATCTTTGCGCAAACGTTTAAAAAACTTTTGCAAATCTTCTTTGAAAAGTTGTCCATGCGCAGGCAAATGATCATCATCATACGTAAGGTTCAGCATACAAGATTTTTCGTGCATCATCTGCTCGTGAGTAATCCTGATAGCCCACTCGCGAGAATAGGCAAGACGACACTCTACGCAATGACCACACTTTATGGGTCCGTGCGTAGGGTGCGTCCATAGAGAAGTACACACAACATCCTTACAGGCGAATTCCACCACGCATAGGAGCAGCAACCAGATTAGCAATCTGGGTACGACCCACATTATGACGGAACTGACGAGCAGACTTATGCTTATGCACAGAGGAACGAGACAAAGGTTTCATTTTAAATTCTCCTAGAGAGTTGGTGTCAATGGGCACAGTTACATCAAGTAAGCAACTGTGCCCATCATAGCATCATTCCGCCTTAGACGGCGTAGCTTCATCTGTCGCTTTCGCGACAGACGAAGATTGTTGGGGGATAGCCAACCCCAAACGGATAGCTTCCTGAGTATTGTCAGGATTAGCAAAAAACTCCAAAAACTCCTGAGGAGAGTTATTGAAACGAGAACGAATCTTAGCATCCATACGCATAAAATTCTCATCAGCAAGACGCACAGCGTTCATAGCAGACTGAAAGTCAAAAACACCTTCGTAATCCACATATTGTGGCATTTGAGCAGGTGTAGGCAAAACACCGGATTTCAGAAAACGGTTAACGATAGTATTAATGTCAGCTTCCTCAGCAAATTGTTGCTGTGTTAAAGAAGCATCCAAACACTTCAAACCAGTTTCATCAGAAACTTGGTTTGTGTCATAGTTAAAAGCAGAACGAAGAAAAACGGGTTTCATATTAACCTTTCTGACGAATCAATTCACGAACATTATCAAGCTCAGCTTGAACACGAACAAGTTGTTTAGACAACTTAGCAAAACGGAGATACAACTCCAACAATTCAGAATCTACCATAATTAACCTCATTTTGAACGGCTACGAGAATAGCCACCAGTAACATTACCCTCAGCGTCGTAATTAGTACCACTTTCTTTATAGGTACCAGAACGTTCACGCGAGGCACGATCAAGAGCACCTTCGCGCTCTTTAGATTTAAGGGCTTGCCATGGCAACACCTTATCAACCCACTCAGAAGATACATCAGAAAGAACTTTAACTTCCCTAGCAGTAACACCAAAGAAATTAGTTCTAACCATAGCATCATACTCAGCTTTAGAAATCAAACCATCATATTGCATCTTTAAAGCAGTAGCCTGAATAACAGCACGTTTTTCAAACTCATTCTGAGTTTCTTGTGCAAGTTTAGCAGATTGCTCAGCAAGATTAATATAAACAGCTTTCAAACGAGTTTGCTCATCATCCAAATTACGAGTTTCTTTACGAGTCTTTTGAATAACTTCGTCGACAAGACGATTCTGATTCTCAGTTAAAGCAGTTTCAGCACCAGTTTTCACAGTCTGCGCAGACGTTTGACGAATGGAAGAAGGAATAGAAGAAGCAGAAGCAGCCTGCGCACCAGCAGAAACAGGTGAAGAATAAACAGCAGAAGCACCAGAAGGGGTGGAAGCCCCACCCCCTTTAATATAAGCAAGCATGGGATTTAAACCAGCAGCAGACAAATCAGCAACTTGCCGTTGATAAGCAGTATTTGACATCTTTTCCTGAAAATCCATTTGAGCTTGCGCATTAGCTTGATTGGCGGAATTGGTATCTTGTTGACCAAGAAAACCAAGACCGCCAACAGCTAAAGTAGCAGCAGCAGTATCATCAATTCCAAACATATTAGAAATGATCAATCAGTCCAGGGACAGAATACATTGGCAACGGACGAGCAGCAGTAATGTCGAAGAAAGCATCTAACAACAATTGCTGACCATTCGCAGCAGCACCAACAGCCAAATTACGAGAAAGAGGCGGAGTATCCTGAATAAACGTGTTATTCAACGTAGGCAACGAAGTAAACTTCTGAGCATAGTGCCAAGGGTCAATAGTACCCGCGGCTGTTGAACGGAACAAACCAGTGATCTGGGATGGGTTATAACGTAATTCAGCCCATCTTTCTTGATAACCGAAAACGTTGTTGTCGTTGACAGAGCCGTCACAATAAATCTCCTTGTTCAAGATAGCTTGCTCTCCCAAATGAGCAAAAGCAGGGAAATAATAATCATACCGAGTAGAACGAGACCACAACTTACGAAGTCCTTGCTGGTAAGTAAGATCGGCACGAACAGACACAAAACCAAGCACATGACCGTGCTCAACAAACGATTGAGTAAAACCATGATTAGCCTTCAAAAAAGTGCCAAAAGCGGCGAGATTACCAATAGGGGTAGAAGTACCACTAGCGCCAGTGCCGCTAGTTTGCATAACAGGAGAAATAGAAATAAGAGAAGAACCACCACCCAAATACTCCGGCCTCTGAAGCCGACTATCAGGAGAAGCCACGCCAAAATGGCTACGAAGAATCTCAGTGTAACGAGTACCACCACGCGCATCACGCTCGAGCAACTTTTGAATCTGAAAAGATTGACGAAGCTGATTAATAGTTGCAGCAGTAGCCTGCGACAAATCAGCATACAAACCAGAAACACCAGAAGTCACAACACCAAGAGACTTAGTAGAAACATACTGAGCACCAGCAGTAACGGTACCAACAACAGAATTGTAAGCATCAGTCCGAGCAGAAATGGAACCACCAGCATCAGTATTCAAACCCTTAATAGAAGTACCATCA